AGCAAAAGTATTAGACGAGCGTGAAGAAATATTGTATGCAGTATTTGCAAAATCCAATTTCTACAATGTGGTTCACCAAGTCTATATGGAGTTGCCATTCGGACAAGCACCGATGTCAATCATGCCTGATGGTAAAGTTGGTGTACGTTTCACATCGTATCCAATCGGCACTTACGCATTAGAATGCAATGCTAATGGTGAGGTTAATACATTTGGGCGAAAGTATAACATGACTTGCGACCAACTCGTGGAAGAATTTGGATATGATAACTGTACCGATAAGATTAAAAACGCATACGATGATGGCAAGGGTAACGCAACTGTATATACTGTTTGTTGGCTAGTGTGCGAAAACAAAGACTGGAACGGAAAACTAGGAAACAAGAACATGCCTTATTCCTCTATTTACTGGGTTGAGGGGAGTAGGGATGATGAAATCTTGCGACATAGTGGCTATGAAGAATGGCCTATTCCGATTGCACGGCACACCACACATGATCTGAATGGCTATGGTAAGGGCAGTGCATGGTTCGCACAATCTGATGCAATGATGTTGCAAAAGTTGGAACTAGACCGATTGACCGCTATTGAGTTAGGGGTAAAGCCACCAATGGCCGTTACATCCGATGTGATTGGTAGTGTATCACTATTTCCTGGCGGTATAACCGAAGTCGATACAGGCGGTAAAGTTGAACCTATCTTTAACGTAGGTATCAATCTCGATTGGATAATGCAACAAATCATTGAAGTTAAAGACAGTATCAAGCGTGCATATAGTGCTGATTTATTCCTTATGCTCGATAACATGGACAATGGACAAATGACGGCAAGGGAAGTCATGGAACGCACGCAAGAGAAACTACAACAATTAGGGCCTGTAGTGGAACGGCTACTATCTGAATTTCTTAATCCGATTATCGAACGTACCTATGCGATATTAGATCGTGCAGGTGTGTTTCCACCAATCGATGAAGCATTAGCGGAAGAATTAAATGGCCAAGATGTCAAGATAGAGTACATTTCACCATTGGCACAGGCTCAGAAAGTATCATCCTTAACTTCTATAGAGCAGTATTTCGCATTCTTAATGTCATTAGCACAGGGCAATCCTAATATCCTACAAAAATTCAATTTTGAAGAAGCAGCGGATTATTATGGTGTTAACCTCGGTGTACCTGCAAAAGTAATTGTATCGAATGATGAATATCAAGCTAAGATGGAAGAACAACAACAGGCGCAACAAGAACAAGAGGAACAAGCACAAATGATGCAAGCGGCACAATTAGCACCTCAAATGGCTAGTGCAGCAAAACAAGCAACCGATGCAGCAAATGACGGAAACCCTGTAATGCAACAGTTAATGGGAATGGGGTACTAGATGAAACAAAAAAGAGATTATATGCGTGAGCGTGATGTTGAAGCGCTAAACCACGTACTGAGTGATGAGCTTGGTAGGTGGTTTTTTTATCGCATTCTTGACCGAGCAAAATTGAATAGCCAATCATTCACAGGCAACAGTACAACATTCTTCAATGAGGGAATGAGGGCTGTTGCTATTTTGTTACAAAACGATTTAGGAAAGATTGGCGATGGTGTAGAGGGTGTTAAGAAATACCACCTAGCACAAATAGAAAATATTCAGATGCAAAAGTATTTTAAAACACTTGAAGAGAACGAATTAAAGAAAGGTGAATAACCATGGATGAAAATTTAGAACAAGGCACAAACAATAACACGGATAGTGCAAATGGTGGTACACCACAGGACACGAACACACAAGACCAACAAAATACGATTTTAGGCGGTAATGGCGGTGATACTAACACCGACCAACCTGCAGAACCTACTGTATATGATTTCTCAACTGCATTTGAGGGTGGAGAAGTTGACCAAACCATCGCAGATGAGTTTTCAAAAATGCTTAATGGTGTAGGCGCAACACAAGAGCAAGCATTAGAGATGGCTAAGTTTGGTAATCAATATGCTACAAACCTTGTAACAGCTTACGAAAACCAAAAGCAAGAAGCGTTGAACGCACAATACAAAGGCTATGCAGATAACGCTCGTGAGGTATTAGGTGCTAAATTCGATGCTACTGTTAGCCAAGCGGCCGCAGGTGTTGAAGCAGTAGAAAAGACTATTCCTAATATCCGTGAAATCTTAGCAGAAAACGGCTTGGGTAATCGTGTAGAAGTAATTCAACTATTCGCACATATCGCAGGTATGGCAAGCGAAGATAACAACGCAGGGAACGGACAAGGCGGTAGCACATACATTTCCGAAGAGGAACGTGCAAAAATGCTTTATCCATCTATGAAGTAGTGATTAATAAGAGGAGTAATAAATGGCTACAATTGGAATTATGAACCCAACACTTTTAGATGTGCAATCTCGATTAGATCCTAACAACGCAATTGCACAAATCATCGAAATGATGAACCAAACAAATGAAATCGTACAAGATATGACAATGGTTGAGGGCAACTTGCCTACAGGCCATAAAACAACTGTACGTACTGGCTTACCAGAAGCTACATGGCGCATGCTTAACTATGGTGTTAAACCAAGCAAATCCAAAACAAAACAAGTAACAGATACTTGCGGTATGTTGGAAGCATACGCTGAAATTGATAAATCATTGGCAGATTTGAACGGCAACTCCGCAGCATTCCGCCTTTCCGAAGATTATGCTTTCCTTGAAGCAATGAACCAAGAATGGGCCTCTACATTATTCTATGGTGATGAAAATTCCCCAGAAAAATTCGTAGGCTTGGCAGCACGTTACAACGATAAATCCGCAGATAGCGGTAAAAACATTATCGATGCAGGCGGTACATCTAACCTTACATCTATCTATCTTGTAGTATGGGGTAAAAATACTGTACATGGTATCTATCCTAAAGGTTCTACTGGTGGTATCACTCATAAAGATTTAGGCGAACAAACATTGACAGATGCGGACGGCGGTCAATACCAAGGTTATCGTACACACTACAAACTCGATACAGGCTTAACTGTACGTGATTGGAGATATGTTGTACGTATCGCAAATATCGATGTTACTGCATTAACTAAAGATGCTAAGACTGGTGCTGATTTAATCAACTTGATGATTAAAGCGGAAGAACTTATCCCTAACATGGGTATGGGCCGTGCGGTATGGTATATGAACCCAACTGTACGTACATTCTTACGTATGCAAAAGAACGAAGCACACAAATATACTATTTCTGAAGATCAAGAAATGGGTCATACAGTAGTACGTGCAAATGGTATTCCAGTACGCAAAACTGATGCGTTATTGTCTACTGAAGCACGAGTACAATAATAGGGGGTAACTACATGTATATCGATAAACAAAATACATTCTTTTACAAACAAGCAGTAACTGCTAATGTCAACTCCGATGTTGTTATGAATGGTAACGGCGGTGATGCTGAAAAAGCCTTGTGGCTTGTCATTCGACTTGATAAAGATGTAACAGGTACACCATTGTTTAATTTGTACACATCTAATACTGAAAACATCGCCAATGCGGTATTGTTGCATGGTATTACATTACCAGCTAACGCTAAAGCAGGTACTAAAGTTGCAGTACGCTTGGCAAGTGGTGCTAAGAAATACTTAAAACTCAATGCTAACAACATGACTGCAGGTACAATCACTGCATTCTTAACACCAGATGTACGTTTGGTATAGGGGGTACACATGGAATATATTGTTAAGAAAAAACTGTATCACAACACATTAGGTTTACTTAATGAGGGTGAAACAGTAACATTCACAAAAGAAGAAGTTGCAGAATATGACAAAGATTATTTTGATACTTTGTTTGAAACTGTAGGCGCAGATGAAACCGATGATACAGACGAAACTAACACAGATGAAACTGTAAACGATAAGCCAAAGAAACGTGGCAAGAAATCGGAAGAACCTGCAGAATAACAGAATGAGGGGTGCGTATGCATCCCTCTTTTTTACTACAAGGGGGGGCAATATGACACCTACTGATATTTGTAATATGGCTCTTAGTCTTATCAATGGCGGTAGGATATACGGCCTTGATGAAGAAACAGAAACGGCTAGACAATGCAGATTGCATTACGATGCTACACGCAAGATGCTACTATCTCAATACGAATGGAATTTCGCACGTAAGCGTGAAGAGTGCGTGTTATCTGAACATAAGTTAGCTGGCTATGAATTTGTGTATGCGTATCCTGAAAAGTGCTTACGTATTTTAGGGGTTATCCCTAAAGGGGAGAGGTTTAGAACGGATAGGCAAAAAGAATATGATGTATTTACCTTTGACGATAACACAAAGTATATCGTGAGTGATGTACCGCTTGCGTACATCGATTATGTGTACGATGTGCAAGATATAGATGTATTCAGTCCTGTTTTTGTACAGGCCTTGAAGTCTAAAATGGGGGCAGAATTAGCCATGCCATTAACTGGTAATAGTGGTTTATTCGACCAATGCTATAAACTCTATCAAGCAGCAACGCAAGAGGCCAAGAGTTTGAGTGCTAAAGAACGTAGGCAAGATATGCCATATATTTCTAACTATGTAAAAGCAAGGAGTTGGTAAGCATGAAACCAATGTATATATCACAACTTGCATTTACAACTGGTGAGATTTCGCCTGATGTATCTAGGCGGTTCGACTTAGATCAGTTTAAAAGTGCGTTGCTATTAGCAGAAAATGCAGTAATCAGACCTTATGGAGCAGTCGCTAGACGGCAAGGGTCAGAGTATATAGGGCAAGTCAAAAACAAAGATAAGTCTACACGGCTATTTGAATTTACGGCTGAGAAGAATAAATCATTCCTACTTGAAATCGGAGAGCAGTATATCCGAGTGTGGCGGAATGGTATTTATACTGGTATTGAATTACAGACACCATTTGAAAGTGATGTGGTTGATAAATTGAACTGCATCCAAAGTGGCGATGTCATGTTCATATGTAGTGGTAAATATCCAGTCAAAACGCTATCACGATATAGCGATACAGACTGGCGATTTGATACATACAAACTATCAGAGCAACCATACGGCGAAGTCAACATAGACAAAGAAAGTACTGTAATCTTGAATGGCGATACATTAACCGCAACAAAGGATATATTCAATGCTGATATGGTTAATTCTGTTATGCAGATTGAACACTTTGTAAAAGCGGTTACAACTAGCGTTATTGGTACAGTAATAGAAAGTAGTCGGTGGGTGTATGGTGATGAACGCGGACATGAAGTGCATAATACAGACTACAACAATATCAACTACGATGTAGAACAATTCAGTAGTGATGAGGATTTATCATGGAAGTTTACATCACACGGCACGTGGAACGGCACAGTAAAAATCCAAATCAGTAACGATGGCGGTACAACATGGAAAGATTACCGAGTATACACATCCAATAATGACTATAACGTAACAGATACAGGCAAGGTATCGCCTAGTGCTAAGTTGAAAGTTGTATCTGATTTGAAAGGTGGTAGCGTGAATGTAGACCTATCATTCTTGCTACATTCCAATTATGGTGTGGTTGAGATTAAAGAATTTATTGATAGCAAGCACGTTAAAGTTAATGTGTTAAATAGTGTGGTTGAAAATGAAGCCACATCTAAATTCAGATTTGGACAATGGGGAAAAGGCAATGGGTATCCTCGTGTATGTACCTTTTACCAAGACAGATTTATCTTAGCATCTAGTTTTCAATACCCTAACTACATATGGTTTAGTCGCACAGGCGATTATTCAAACTTTGGTGTAGAAAAGGTGGGCGGAACGATTACAGATGATAGTGCAATCACACTACCAGTAATTAACCGCAAAATGTATGACATTAGACACTTGATACCTGCTAATGACTTATTGATTTTGACTAGCGGTAATGAATGGATTATAGATGGTTCTAAAACTATTACACCAACTAACTGCAATTTGCGCACACAAACACAACGTGGTGCATCTGAATGTGAGCCACAGTACATAGGGAATAGATGCGTGTATGTACAGGCTAGAGGGTGTGTAGTGCGTGATTTAGGATACTCGTATGAAAGCGATAACTACACAGGGGCTGACCTAACTCTATTCGTTAAGCATTTAACAAAGTATCGTAACTTTATCACAAGTGCTTATGCACAAGATCCAGATAGTATCGTTTACTACGTAACCGATGATGGCAATATCGATTGTCTAACTTACATTCCTGAGCAAAAGGTGTATGCATGGTCGCACTTCACAACAAAAGGCAAATACAAATACGCTGAAAGCGTGGCAGAGGGTGAACAAGATAGTTTGTACGTTATCGTTGAGCGTGATTTCAAAAGCGGTACAGTGATGTGTATTGAACGATTTGAGCCAATGTATAACGCTGATAATAACAACGTGTATATGGATTGTTACATTAGACAAACAAGCACAGAGAATATCAGCACTATCACAGTACCTCATCTGATTGGTGAGGATGTGCAAATTGTAGTTAATTGTAGGGAACGGCCAATTAAGGAAGTACCACCTACGGCAATTATTAATATCGATGGTAAAGCACAAAGCGTAGCCGTTGGTATTAACTACACTACACGATTACGTATTCCAAGTATCGAAATGCAAATACAAGATGGTACATTGCAAGGCCGACAATTAACAATGAGTAGGTTATCGATGAACATCTTAAATTCATTCGGTGGTAAAGTCGGAAGAAACTTCAACCATATGGATGATATTTCACTACCACCACTCAAGTTATATAGTGGCGATAAGGTGTGTGTATTGCCAAAATTCGATGGAGTGTACTCAACCGATGCATCTGTATGTATTTTGCACGAAAAACCTTATCCATTTAACCTTTTAAGCGTTACAAGAGAAATAGAAATAGGCGGTGGTTTTCCAAATGTTACAGGACTTTGAAATTTGCCTTGTAAGGCACACTTCATTAATTCATGACTTATATATCAACTTACGAGCCATAGACACCTTAGAGGTCAATATAGCGAACCAAAATTTTCCAAATTACGGAAAAAATGATTTTGTGAGAGATATTTGCAGTGATGATTATGAAAACCACATTGTAATTGAGAATGATGTACCAATAGCCGTATATGGAATTTCAAAAAAGCCAATTAACGGAATGTACTGTATTTATTTCTTGGGAAACAAGATACTGGATACGAATTTGAAATTGCAAAAGGAATTTCTAAAACGAAGTAACGCAATCATAAAAGAGTGGTTATCCACTCATGAATGTTTATTCAATTTCATACACAAGAAAAACAACCGCTCGAAGCGATGGCTTACATCACTAGGGGCGGTTATTCATTCTGATATTACACACAACGGAATGGAACTATTTACATTGAGAAAGGGGGATGCGAATGTGTAATCCTATTGCATTGATGGCAGGTCAATTGGTTACTACATTGTGGGGGCAACACCAACAAACTAAAGCACAAACTGCAATGTATAATGCACAGGCACAAGCAGCGGAAGCTAATGCACGTATATCTGATAGGAAACAACAGGATATTGCCAATCAAGCACTACAAGAGCGAGATAAGATGGACAATAAAATGCGGTTGATTGCAGGTCAGAATACGGCAGAAGCAGGCGCTACAGGGTTATCCATGAGTGGTACACCATTACAATTAATGGCTAGTAGCTACGATGAATACAACAAGGATATTAACAATTGGGAAATTAACAAGAATAACAGTATCTACAATGAATATCTTAATGGTGTTAATTACCGCAATGAAGCTAGTAGCGCAAGAGCAGCTGCATCTAATGCTAAAACGCAAGGGCGATTGCAAATGCTCGGAACTATCTTGAGTGGTGCATCTAGTATATATGGGATGAAACAACAATATGCAGGTGGTAAATACACAACTCAATATGGCGGTGATGTAAATGGTGTAACAGAAAGACCAGTTAAAACAGTTAAGAAAGTTTGGACTTTTAACGGCAGGTAACTATGAAATTAGTTAATTATGAACAAAATGAAAGATTGAATACAGTTAATGGTGAGTTTAGACCAACAATCAATGCGGAAGCATATGGTGTTAATCAAAACGGAATAAACACATTTGCAAAAGCGCTGGACGATGCATCTAAAACATGGCTAGAAATAGACAAACAAAAAGATTATATCAACGCTACAAATGCTATTAATGAGTTTAATCAAAAAGTAACTGAATTGAAATTTGATAAAGATAAAGGGTTGATGTATCAAAAAGGTATGAATGCACAAGGAATACTACCTACATACCTTGAGAGTACACAAAAATTCCAAAGCGAACTTGCTGCTAAATATAACTTACGTACAACTGATGCGGTAAATGCTTTTAATAAAGCAGTTGAAACATCAAAAACAAATGATTTAGATGGTATATCTAGGTATATGAGAGGGCAGTACGAGGATGCACTAAGTACCGCCACTCAAAATCAAATTAATAATTTGAATAACAATCTTTTACAAACAAGTGATGTTAATCAACAAATGAAAACATTAACATTAACAGGCGATTTAATAGAAGCAACTGGTAAACAATTAGGGCTTGATGATGAACAAATAGCATCTAAAAAACAACAAAACTATGATCTTAATGCTAAAACCTTATTAGATAAAACTGTTGCTGATAATAATTCGGAAACATTGGATAAGCAGTTGACTGCATTAACTGGGCTTGCTAGTGAGAATGTATTAACACCATACAGGAAAATGTACCAACAAATGGGTATAAATAAAATCGCTAACAATGAAAACGATTTCGGCGCAATTCGATTGGCTGCAGGCGATGATGTAAATCGTGGTATGGACATTATGGGTTCACGCATACGTTCACAAATGGAAGCAAAAAACAAGGAAGCCATGCAATCAGGTATTGGTGCTAATCAACATTTATGGAAATTAGCACAATATGCACATAATAAGTATGGTATCAATACAGAAATTGCATATAGGCAGTTGTATGCAGAGGGCACAGATGGTGGCGAACTTAGTAGATTAGCAAGAGAAAATCATAACTACGCAGGTCTAACTCAATCAGAACCTAATGGGGAAGAGAACAAACAACCACCTGAAGATGGAACGAATTATTACAAAATGTATAATTCCGATGAAGAGTTTGTGGATGATTGGATTGAACACTACATAAAGCCAAATGGGGCAGTCAACGCACAGAGCGTAGAGGAATATGCTGATAAGCTAAAAGCAGGTGGATATTATGGCGCAGGTGCAGAACATTATAAAGCATTAATGCGCAATGCGCCTATGACTAAAGGCGGTCAACCTGTTTTTTCTGAAGATCAGATTGAAAAGGCGGTTAAACAAGGCCGTGAAAATTATAAAGGTTGGCTGACAATGCAAATGAACATCGAAGCTAAGCAGGCTAAAGATAGAATTACTGCAGCTAAAATTGTATATAACCAATTAATAGCAAAAGGCGATTATGTAGGTGCATCATCTTACGCACACGCACAAGCAGCAGGCGCACAGACCGATATGGAAAAGGAAGCGTGGAGCGGTACAGAAGCATCAATGCGACCTAAACTTGATTCTATGTATGAAAAAGGCCTTAAACTGAATGCAAAACAAAAGTTTGAGTTAAAAAAATATGCTGAAACTCATACATACGAAGAAACACTAGCACACGCACAGAGAGTGTACCCTGATAAAGTTGTTGATGATAGTTTTGATGAAGTGTTACTCGAAGCAAACGATAACCGATTAAAGGCCAACAAAATTGATTTAACACCTTATGATAGCGAAATACAAAGTGCGTTGCCTGCTGACAAATCATTGCGTTCAAGTTTTGAATATGGTGTTAAACAAGAGATGTTAAGTCGTAAAGCTGACTTTGAAAGCAAACACGGCAGAGCGCCTACAGAAGCGGAAATGCATGATATATTTGAGGGCGCATTGGCAACACAAACATTACGAAGTACGGAAAAACCATATTTCGGTGATGGTGATGATTATAGCGCACCTATTAGCGCAGCAAGCAATAGAGCGATGGGTATTGTGCATGTTGAACCTGTTGGCAACCATTATGTGCGTGTAACATATCAAGATGGCTCAACAAGAGATATTTACGAAAGCGTGTATAACAACATGCAAAGAAGATATAACGATAACGGAGATTAAAAATGGCTAAACAAACACTTGAACAAGAACGGCAAGAAGCACTAGCTGTACAGAATGGCTATGTTAAAACATCACCATCTTTTAGTGCTAGTGCGGGTGTTCAGTCTAAACCTACTGGCGGTTTTACTGAAGTGGGTAATGTAATAGGTGCAGGGATAGATACAACGGCACAAGTAGTTGATAATGCTATTAATGCAATTAAGGCTATTGCAAACACACCACGTACAATGGAAGAAACTAATGCTGATGGTATAACCACATATTATCCGTTTGGTAAAGCTGACAATCCATACCAAGGTTTAGAACCACTAGGACGGTCATTACAGAAAGTACTTCCTACAAGTGTTGTTAGTAATACGGATAGATTGTTTCTATACAATAACGATACCCTACGTTATAACGAAGCAGTTAGAATGGGGAAAGTATTAGATATTGACCCTGATGTAATTATGCGTGGTGATGATAAAGCATTTGAACGTGCTGATTATTTATCAAGACGAGTTGAACGTGGCGCAGTATTACAAGATATATACGATGAATTTCCTGAACTATATAAAGTAAAATATGGTTCACAAGCGGAACAATTACAAGCAATCAATAATCTACAATCAATTCGTGCTACGAAATCTACGTTCGATGCAATTCAACAAGGTATTTGGTCTATGAACGATCAGATGAAGTTAGGTGATGTTGGTTTTGAATTGGCACATACAAAAGACCCTGAACGTATTAACGAATTAACATCAGAAATGGAACGCTTGCAAAATAACTTGCGCAACTACCGAACACCTGACGGAACTAATCCATTACAAGAAGTATTCGGACAAACGGCAGCACAAGCATACATGATGGGTAAACAAGGCGGTACAGGTGCAATCATAGGCGGTGCAATTGGTGCGGTAATTGGCGGTTTAACTACCGATGGTGTAGGTATAGGTGCAGGTGCATTAACAGGTGCTAAATGGGGTGGCGGTGCTGACATGGCATATGAAATGTACAAAATGTCATTCGGTAACAAATACCTAGAACTCATTAATAAACGTGATGCAAATGGTAATAAAGTATACTCTAATGATGAAGCCTATAAATACGCTATGACATACGCTGCAGTTGATACAGGTATTGAAATGGCATCTACACGTTTCATGATTAAAGGTGTAGGTAAAGTAGCGCCTAAAGCAGTTATGTCAAAAGTATTACAAGGTGCTACAAGTGATACGATAGCAACATTCAATAGGGGAATTGGCACTACTGTTGCACAAATGGCCAAAGCATCTGTTAAGGCTGGCGGTTCTGAATTAGTCGAAGAGGGCTTGCAAGACATCAACGAAAAATTCCAACATAACCTATACCGCAACGCTAATGACCCAGAGGGAGCATATTCCATAGGTGATATGGCTGTAGGTGCAGGCGGTGCAATGCTACAAGCACTACCAGCCGTTATTGGTTTAGGTGCAATTGGTGGCGGTGTGAGTGGTATTCACACTATGAAAGCATTCCATGAATTTCAAAAGCTAACACCTGAGCAGCAACAACAAGCCGTGATGGCAGAACAAAATCGAAATGGCAATGCTATCATGCAAGCATTGAAACAAGATGCATCTTCAAACAAAATGGCAAAAGAAAACCCTGAGTTGTACGGAAAGATCGTACAAGCACAGGGCGATAATGTAGGTGTATCTACTGCATATGTAAATGTCAACGAAATGGCAGAAACAGAGCAAGGGCAACAAGCCATTAAGAACATGATTGATAGTGGTTTGGTTACGCAAGAGGAAGTATCCAAAAGCATCGAGGCTGATGCAGATATTCCTGTACCAATCGGAAAGTATGCACAGTTAAGCGGTGGCTTGACAGAAGAAACTGTAAAAGCATTAGAGGAAAGTACCTACTTTACTCGTGGCGGTATGAGCATGAAAACCCTTGAACGTGCAAAAGCGGAAGTTGAAGCCTTTAATAATAACCTAGTTGGTGCAACAGAAAAGAAAGCAGCACGAGTAAAGGAAAGTATTATTCGTGATGAGTTTGATGGGGCAAGCGACATTGATCATGAAGTACTAGACCAAGTATTTGCTAATCCTACGCAGGTTAAGCAGGCATACAATAACTTGTACAAAAACCTAGTGCAAGAGTATCGTGAAAACTACGCAAGCGACTTTGACAACATGGACAATGATATTAAAGAAGCTACGGCAAGTGGTGTAGAGCCACAATGGCTGACTGATTACAAGTCTAATAATGGCGGTAAATCACCACGAACAAATGCAGAACGTAGACGTGCAGCATTTCATTCAAGCGTAGCGAAAGCACAAACTGCATTCGCTGATAATGCGGAAGCACTTAACCAAAGCAATATCCATCATGCTGATATGGAACATACGCTACAACAAATTGAAAGCCTTGAGAGATTGCATGATAAGATTTTTGCGTTAGCAGATAACGATATAGCGTTACGAATGCAATTATCCAAGAGTGGCTATGAAGTGTACAACAAAGTTGTTAAAGCGATTGGCGAAAGTACCGACAGAAAACAACGTGAAACGGCAAAAGCTAATGCGTTATTAATGGCACAACATGCTGATGTAATGGCACAATATATGCGACAAATGGGCAAAGGCGGTTATACCGCTATGGATTATTTCCGTGATAGTGTGCGTATCAATATGAATGCTGTTTTAGAAAACCAAAAAGGGTATAATCAAAATACAAAAGCAGTATGGGAAAGCAAACTTGATAAAGTATTAAGTGATTGGGCTAACAATGTAGATAATGCTAATAATATAGGAAGTAAAAAAATAATAGATATAATGGATTCACCATTAGTCTTTGACTTAATTAATCTTGACTTAAAAAAAATCAAAATTACAGGCGGTGTTTTGCATAAAATATTGCGTGCACCTGTATTTGATTCTAACGGTAAAAGAATTTTATCTGGACATAATGATACAGTTTCCATTGATCTGTTGAAACAGTTACCTAATACCATTGCAAATCCATCTGCAATATTTAGTGCAGATAATGGCCAAAAAATTATCATTATAACTGAAGTAATTGGTTTAAACGGAAAGCCTATAATGATGCCAATATTATTGAACAAATATAATAATAGAGGTGATTATCATGTTGTACAATCTTATTATGCTAGAAATACCAATATAGCGTATTATGATTTGTTATTGGGTGGGGATTTAATATATATAAACAAAGAACGACTTAGTAATAATCCAGAAAACCAGCCACCATGGCTTGGGGGGATTAAACTAAGTCGTTCATTTATTAATAGTATACCAAATGAAAAAGATTTAGACAATCTCCGAAAGAAACATAATTATCAGTACTATCAATCCGCATGGCATGGTTCACCACATGACTTTGATGAATTTGATTTAGGTGCTATTGGTACTGGTGAGGGTAATCAAGTACATGGATGGGGTTTGTATTTTGCAAAAGATAAGAAAGTATCTAAGCAATATAAAGATGTATTGAGCAAATTACAAGGTTCTAACAAAAGCAGTTTATTTAAAGTTGAAATACCAAATGAAACAGAGTTATTACCAGAGCAATACCCCATTTCTGGATACGGCCGATATGTAAGAGATAGCTTGAAAAATGGATTGCATAAAATGTCAGATGAACAACTAGAACGTTTTACAAGCCTATTAATTAAATATCATAAAGATTCAATCATTGGTGATAAATGGGTTAATAAATACACGCACTTTATGGATGTTGGGTACATAATATCTGAACTGCACAACAAAAACAAAACAATAAATGACATCAATAAAATTCAAAAAAGAAATGTTGATAGATTTTTAAAAACAGTAGGCATTGATGAAGATATTGATACCATAGCTAGTAACGATGAACTATTAAAAAATGTATACGAAAAGTTTAGATATGAGTTATTTCCAGAATACGAAAAAGAAAAACAATTAGAGCGTGAACGTGAAGAAAAAGTTATCTCGAATGTTAAGACTGATGTATATGGTGCATTAGAAAAAACAAATATTGTTGGTAAACAGTTGTATTCGTTTTTATCTCATGCACTTGGTAATGATGAACATTTTAATCTTTATAACGTGAAAAATGCTAAAAAGGCTAGTGAGTTTTTAAATAGTATCGGTATAAAAGGCATCTACTACGATGGCGAACAAGACGGACGATGCTATGTAGTGTTTGATGACAAGGCAATTAAAGTTATCGAAAAGTACAATCAATCCGTTAATGGCATGACCGAAATCATGAGCGATGGTGAACGCATTATCAGCATTTTCAAAACCGCAGATAGAAGTACATTCTTACACGAAATGGGGCATGTATTCTTTGATGATATTCAAAAACTAGCATCTATGGATAATGCGCCTAAACAATTAGTTGATGATTGGAACGCACTCAAAGAGTGGAGCGGTTGGGTTGATGGTGAAAACGTAGATAATACTAAAGCACATGAGAAATTCGCACGAGGTTGGGAAAGCTACTTACGAAGTGGCGAAGCACCAACAAAAGGATTACAACGAGTATTCCGTCAATTCTCTAAATGGTTAACTCGTATTTATCGCAGTGTTCAACGATTGGGCGGTGAAGTACCATCTGACATTAAAGATATAATGGCACGTATGATAGCTACACAAGATGACATTGAAAACTACGCACATGAACAAGCATTAGAACAATTTGAAAATTCAAAATTGTATCAACAATTGAGCGAAACCGAACAGGCACGAGTGCAAGGGTACATTGCTGACATTAAAGAAAAAGCTAAAGAACGTGTAATGCGTAAGTTCATGAAAGAATTAGACAATCGGCCTATTAAAGAATGGGAAGAAGTGAAAGACGATGTACAAGTTGCAATCGAAAAGCGTTTAATCGAAGAATATCCTATCTATAAAGAACATCAACGATACATGGCATTGGGTGATGGTGCATTGGAAAATACTCAATATCGAACTATTGAGGGGTTAGAAAAGGCGGAACGTGAGGAAGCTGGCACTACTTATGATGAAGCAGTAGCACAGGAAATGGAAAACGCTAGAAATGAGTTTGTTAATGATCCTAATGCAGGCAAATCTAATCAAGAAATAGCCGAAGAGATGCTATTATCCAATCAAGGACAAATGGAACTCACACAGGAAGAGGCACGTTTGATTAAAGCACATACCAATAAGGAACTAGCTAAAAACTGGGTATTATTGGATAAGTTGCAAAAGCTAGATGTAAATAGCGAAAACCTAGATGCAGAACTAGCACCGATTGAACAAGAACTAACTAAAGCACAATTGCTACGAAAGGACAAAGCAAAAGTTGATAAAGAGTTAGGAAGTGTTTCAAAAGAATTAGATAAAGCCAATGATGAAATCGATAACCTAAAAGCACAGCAGGAGCAAATACAAGAACAAGCTAGAGAACGCGAACTTGATTTGAAAGATAAAAATAACGAATTATCTAAACGCTTAACAGCGATCACGAATAGACTTGATAAAGTACTAGAGCAAAAAGAACGCTTGCAAGAGCGCATGCAAGAACGCATGGACAATAAAGTATTATCTAAGGAAGAACGAATTGAAAAGTTAATGGATACGTTGCAAGAACGTATTGATGCGGTTCGTGCAATTCGTGATGGTGGATTTGGTACTATTCCAAAATACATGGAACGTGCGAAAAGAGAATTAGGCGATTTAACTTTATCTCAAGCTAGTCAGTACAAAAAATACCAAAATCAAGCAGTACGAGATGGCAAAAAAGCTGATAGTGCATTGGCTACTGGTAAAGTAGATGAAGCATTACGCGCTAAACAATCTCAAATGTTAAACCAAGCAAGAGCAAGAGTAGCGTTTGAAAATTCAAAAGCTATTAAGAAATTACGTGTTAAGTTGTTAGACCAATTAAACCGCATGACACGCAGTCAAAACCCTATCATGATTGAACCTAATATGCGTTATTTCTATGCACACATGGCATACCAAATGGGTTTAACTAAGTATGATGGATTAAAACCTGTTGACGGCTTTGACATGATGTTAGTTATTAAAGCACTCGATGCAGATGCTGACATTATGGGCGATAAGGAAGCGACTGTACAACTTGAACAATGGATATACGAAATGTTCGATGCTAAATCGCCTAGAACGTTTAGTACACTCAAAATGAGCGAACTCGAACAGTTAGAGGAACTCATGACAGGTATGTACAAAAGCGGTAGAACTCAATATGAGGGTACTACCTTAATTGACGAAAGCGGTAATAATGTTACATTCGATGATGCGATTTCCCAAATCATAGAAACTGCATCCGCTACATTTGGTAGAGATAATGGAAATGTATTCAACGAGTTAAACAACCGCAGCCGTGCAGATGCATTGTCTAATACGCTAAATAACTTTAACTTATCATTGTTAAAAGCAGAAACATTTTTACGCAGATTAGATGGCGGAAAGAACGGCCCTGCAGTTAGATATATTTACGAGCCAATTAATAAAGCCACTCAAAAATTCAATGAGTACAAAGAAAAATCTATGTATAGATTGGCCAGAGATGTAAAAGCGGTGTATTCAAAGAAACAACTGTTTGATGTTCGCAATGATCATCTATATAACGTAGGCGAATTGCGCAACGTAACTAAAGAGCAAATCATCATGCTTGCATTAAACTGGGGAACAGAAAAGAATAGACAACGTGCATTGGAAACTATCCAAAGTAATGAAGTAGAAATGGAGAGAGCGTTCCAAGAATATATGACGGATAAGGACTGGGAATTTGTAATCCGCACATGGGAACATATCAATTCATTCTATGAAGAGCGTAGTAAGGTGCAAGAAGAGTTGTATGGTAATCCTTTGAAGAAAGAAAAGGGTATTACATTTACAATTGGTGGTAGAGAAATTCAAGGTCAATATTTCCCTATTGTGTACAATCCTAAAGTAAGTGCTAAAGTATCTGATTTCCAAACAGAGGATATAGCCAAAACGATGATTGCTAGTAATGCAATCTTTGGTACTGGTATGGGTGCTACTAAATCACGTTTGGATGTAGTTAAAGGTAAGTCCTTGATGCTTGATTTTGATGTTATCCCTAATGCGATTACAGAGGCTATTAATCACGTTACAATGCGAAAAGCAGTAACGGATGTAAATAAGTTAGTTGGTAATAGCCGTTTCCAAGAATATATCGTTGATAAATTCGGTATGGAAACCTATCAATTCTTGCGAACTTGGGTTAGGGATAATTGGAAAGATGAAGCATCACAAGTGAGTACTATCGGTAGATTGCTTATGACACTAAAGAAGCGCACTACTGAGGCAGTTATGATTGGCCGTGTATCAGTCGCATTACAAAATGCGTTAAATATTCCTGTTGCTATGTATCGTATTGGTGTAGGGAATACACTCAAAGCAATTAGTGATGCAGGTGTTGGGTTCTATGGTGTAGGTACGGCCAAGTATAACGCAACACGTGATTTCGTTTTATCTCAATCTATATTCATGAGGGAACGTGTTCAAACCCTAGATAAGGATTTGAAACAGGGTTTATCCATTGAGGGTAAAGGCTTACGCATAGGCGATACAAATGTTGGTGGTTATAAGGCCGAACAATTAGCTAATATCCGTGATGATATTAACCAAATGGGTTTTAGATTGTTAACAGAAACTGATTTTGCATTATCTATTCCTGTATGGAAATTCGCATACGATAACAAAGTACTAGAATTACAAAGTGTTGAGGGAGTAACACCTGAATTTGTAGAACAGGAAGCTATTAGTGCTGGCGATAGAGCCGTAAGAGATATATTCGGTAGCGGCGATACAAAAGACAGTGCAGGCATCCAACGTTCTAGGGATGCATGGGTTCAATTATTTGTACCTTTTTATTCCTATGCGAATACTTTGTATAACATTCTTGCAGAGGGTGTGTATGGATTAAAAGACCAAAGAAACTACGGACAATTTGTACGCATGATATGGGGTACAATTGTTATACCAGCATTGGGTATGATGGCATATAAAGCCATGACAAATGGAGATGATGATAGTCCAGAGGATTTAGTCAAATCCTTTGTTGAAGAGTTAGCATCTCAATCTATTATGGGTGTACCACTTGTACGTGATGTTGCTAATATGACAATGCGTAACATATTAGGTGAAAAGTCATTTGGTAAAACTAATCCTGTTATAGCTACCTCTATTATGGATAAGTTACAAGATATGTACACTGCTATTACCTCTAAAAACAAAGATGCAACAGATATAGGTAGAAATTTATCACAAATATCTAACCGCATCATAGGTTTTAGTGATACCATTACAGACGGATTGTGGACATTATCTAAATTTGTATTAACCGATACAGATGCAAAACTAGAGGATGTTATCATGTCTATTATTTTAGATAAAAAGCTAAAAGATAAAAAATCCAAAAAGAAAGACAAGCATTAATAAATAAGGACTACTCAATTATGGGTAGTCCTGTTTAATTAGAAAGGGGAACAAATATGATACCAGAGGTCAATAAACCTAGTGTAGTTTATCAATGTGATGGAGTTAACAAAAAATGGATATGGCCGTATGACTTTTACATGATTGAAGATATAGCCTTAATCATGGTGGATGCAGACGGCACAGAAAGCGTACAAACAGGCAACATAGATTATGATAAAGAAAACAAAACTTTAACATATCCTGCTGATGGTGATCCATTAGACAATACGCACAAGATTATTCTTGAACGTAGAACACCAATTAAACAAGATACAGATTTACCTGATGAGTACCCTTTCCAAAATATCGAACACATGACAGATAAGGTAACATTGATTTTGCAAGAAATGCAGGAGAAAATGAACCGAGCCTTATTAATTCGTGTAGGTAGCGATGAGGATGCAACAACAGTTGCACGAAAGATTGTAGATACATCGACAAAGGCAGCAAATGATGCTATTGATGCATACGAAAAAATCAAAGCAGAAAGTGATACTATCAACGCTAATGCAGAAACGATTAAAACGCTAGGCGGTGAAATCACAGAATTAAGCCGTACAGTCGATGATAAGCTAGCGACAAGCAATACCGCACTTGATACATCTAGTGCTAATGTAGCGAAAGCAGAAAAGCTAGTGGCAGATGCAAAAGCGTATGCAGGACAAACCACAGTTGATAAGCGTGATATTAATGAGTTGGTGAGCCAAGCACGCACGTTAAAAACCGACATTGATAATAAACAAACCTCAATCACAAGTAACGCTATCAAGGCATCTGATGCGGCGAAACGTGCAGAAGTCGCTGCAAGTAAAGCGGAACAAATCGCCTTGCCTAATGGCGGTGGTTTTATTACAAAAACCGAAGCAGATACAAAGTTTATTCCTAAAGATAGCCTATACGGCATCGTATCCGTTAAAGACTTTGGGGCGGTCGGTGATGGTGTAGCAGATGATACGGCAGCGTTTAAACGTGCTAACGATAATTTGAAAAACAAAATATTGTTAATTCCTAATGGCATCTACAAAGTGAATGAACATGTTTCGTTTGATACTGTTGATAGTGTGATGGATATGGGTACATACAACAACATCAAGCCATTCTATCCTACAGAAACACCAATGTTAAAAGGTGCATCCAACATCGCCTTTGTTAAAAACATCCAATATGGTGATGAGGTTAACCAATGTCAAGGGTTTACCTACAATGAGAAAAAGAATGTGTTTGTACTAGCATGTATCAATGGTGATGGTACGAAACAAAACTTATACGAACTCAATCCAGATACATTTGAAATCGTAGGTACATATAAGTTTAGCGACCCTGACCGCATGGGGCATTGTAACACTATGTGCTACAACAAGAACACGAATAAGATTTACCTTGCTAATGGTTTGAAAAATGGTAATAACCTATCTGTATTCAATGCTGACACAATGACGTTTGAAAAGACCATTACATTGAATGAGCGTGTATTCAATATCGGATATGACCCTATCACTAGAACCTATGTGAGCATCGTACCAATTAGTGGTCAACAACGCTTGCGTGAAGTCAACTTGTACAATGATGATTTCCAAAAAATGAAAACGTATCAAATTGACTACCAATATGATGACTTTAACAACAACGGGGCATTAATGCTTAATGGATGCATCATGAGTGCAACGCTCGGTAGTTTGGTAGAATGTACACCATTTGGCACAGTTAAACAGATTATTGAAATCAATAGAAGTACTGAAATCGAAGATATAGCTTATTGCAATGGCAAATTCTATTTTGCAGTGCTAACAGAAAAGCCTAGTAAACGGCATCAAGTCGATATTTATGTAGGTGATCCAAATAGGGATTATCAAAACTCAATCAATACGGCTCGATTGGCAAGCCTAGACTATTTGAAACTCACAGGTGGCACATTAAGTGGCGCACTTAAAATGGCTAACAATACTTTGATTGAGGGTTATAAACCTGATGGTCATGGTGTTGGTATTGCTAAAGTATCTACTGCTGGCAACGTGGAATTTGGCGATAGCTCCGTTAATACGTTTGTTAAGGGTAAGGAATTTAAACACTATGACGGCACAGATAGTTACACAGTAATTACTACCAAACATTACGGCACGGCTATTTATAGTAAGACTAAAGCTGATGAAGTGTTTGTTAAAAAAGATGATGCAGGTTCATTTGGTTTTCCTTACTCCAAATTAGATACCGCAACAGATTGGAATACACTTACAACGCAAGGGTGCTATGAAATCAATTTTGATGGTGGTGCTAATAATCCACCACGTAGCCATAAACAAGGTATGCTAATTGTACTTAACTTTGGTGATGGTAAACTAATCGACCATACATTACACACATTAAATGGTGAAACCTATCATCGTACTTTCATGGCTGACAGGTGGGGAAGTTGGGGGAGAACTCAAACATCGTTGAATAGTCGATTGCAATTGTGGAGTGCTAATGGAACGAACGAGGTATACATAGATGGCTAAGTTGGTAGTAAATATTAAAGGTCAATCCGAGGAATTTGGATTGACCGATGATGCACGAGATATTGGTGGTAATGATTATTTAACTGTATCTAACGGAAACAAAAAACAGTATGCACGATTAGGGAATAATGCTACTAAGTTAATTGTTGTAAAAAACAAGCAAAAATTCTATGTGCAAAAAGAACCTGTTTATTTTTCTGAGAAATTATTTCCCTACCAAGAACGTGGTCAACACTCGTTCGATGTGTATTTTCCAGTTGGAAATTATAATATCTCTATATTTGAACAAAAAATCAGTATATCAACAGCTAGCTTTTATAAAGTAACCACCATTCTGTCTAAAAATAGCTTTAAAAATCAAATGAATATGATAATAACAAATGGTAGTGATGTGATAGCTAATTTGAAAATTTACGGTATAGGTACTGTATCTATAACAAAAATTTAACAGGGAGATTAGTATGATAGAAATCTTTATTCCAATATTTAACGAGGTGTTTAACGTGAGTGAGGCGGTACGCATATCATTGGCTATATTCACAACAGTTATTCTTGTGTTTATAGATACAATATTACGAGTGTTGGTTGAAGCTAGAAATTACAATTTGGCTACAAAGAGAGAAGTAACAATCAAAAATACTATACTAGCTATCCTATGGAGAGGTTGGGCGGTAGTAGAAATTAACGGAAAACCTAAACGATTTTTAGTATCTGGCAAGCTACGAGCGGATATGACTAAGAAATTAGTCAAATCCTATCCGTGGCTTTTTTTGTTAGCGTTTATTCTATTAACATTGCCTGATGTAGAAGTACCTGTATTGGGCCGTGTTGATGTATTCCTATGCACATTGTTGTATTTGATACCTATATTTATCGAATTAGCATCGTGCGTAGAGAACATGATAGAACTCGAATTAGTAGAAACGAGGTGGTTCAAACGTGCGATAGGGCTATTTAAACAAGTGATTGATTTCGTTAAATCGGTAAAGGAAGCGATTAAATGATTGAAAAAATAAGTATACGAGAAGTACTGACAATCATCATATTAGGAACTGTAAATATAATGGCTATCCTATATGGTTACAACGAGTTGGCGATGAGCATATCGTCAGGCTTGGTTGGATACCTAGGCGGACGTGAAAGTAATAGAAAGGAGCAACAAAAATGGAATTAGGCAGATTAAGTGCGGTATATGAAAGTAATGGAGACCCTGCTTGTGTATCAAGTGGGGTTAATGATGCAGGTGGTATTTCTTATGGAACATATCAATTAGCTAGTAATTGCGGTAGCGTTGGTGAATTTCTAGGTTGGGGGTTACGGCAAGGTGGGTACTACACCGACTACGCAAGAGCATTGGTAGATAGTGGCGAAATCAATAGTGATGAGTTTATCGACCAATGGAAAGAACTGGGATCTATTGATAGACAAGGATTTGCAAAAATGCAACATGACTACATCAAGGCTAAATACTATGATGTAGCGTGTAAATTGTTACAAGATAATCTATTCCATGTAGATAAACACTCCGACACATTGAAAGATGTGATATGGAGTAGAACAGTACAATATGGCGTAGGTAATATCATCGATATGTTCAACGATGCATTGAAGTTAATGGAAAAGGCCTTGAATTTAGAATTGCCTAACCTATCCTACGTAGATGATAAACGCTTTGATTACGACATCATCGCTTGTATCTATGATGTATGTATGACTACTGCATGGAATAATAGTGCATTACGTGATAACTTAAATGAACGTTTCGCCGATGAAAAATTTAGAGCGTTGGAAATGCTACAAAATGAATTAAATGAGGTGTAAGCCATGTTAATTAGTAAGATAATACAAACTATCAAGGAACACTACAAAATAGCCATAGCGTTTGCCCTATGCGTTTTTATCGCTATTGTAGGTATATGGATATATCATCACAAACAAAAAGATTTAGAAAAGCCTGTTATTGTTACACAAGAGCAGGCTAAATCACCTACAGAATTGTCAAAAGCAATTCATATTACTGAACAGGAAGCACAGGAAGTTATTTCCAAAAAGGAAAGAACTCAACCAGTAGCGACTTATTACACACAAGCACCAACAGTTGAAGTCGCAGCAGAACAGGTGAAACAGGATATTGCACATAGCAATCCTAACCTACCAAAAGTGGCTACTGAAAAATCTGATAGAACCGCAGTAGTTGCTAACACCGATGAACAAAAAGTCGATGTGTACAAAATTAATCTAAACAAAGGACACAAGATAAAAGCTGGTGTTACTTTGATAGATAATAAAGCCTATGAAACTATAGGCTATCAAGCAGGTAAATTTGAAGTGTTAACACATTTCAACGGACAACATTTAGAGGGCGCTAGCGCACTTTACACAGTAAAGGAATGGTGATCTAACTATCTCCGAGTTGCACGGATTGCAACAATCAACTGTTAATTGACAGTTGAAAAGTATTACTTTATAACTGAAAGGAATAATACAATGGCACAAGTATTTACATTTGAAGGAAAAACACATCAATTCGCAGAAGATATTCAACCAAACAAAGAGGGTTTATATATGGCAACTCTTAAAGATGGTGATAACGTAACGTGTGAAATGTGGTTTGTAAACGGCGAACTACACCGATTAATTGAATTAGACTAAACGTATTAGAGGGTAGCTTAATTGCTACCCTCTTTTTTTATTTCGTCAAATATTCGTCAAATTCTAATTGTAAAATGTGGTAAAATATGAGAAGTAATATTTACCGCAACTAAGATTAATTGCAAGTATAATAATAATTGTGAAATAATTGATAATCCATAGTGAATTGGAGTATAATATATTGATATGTTTTATCTGTTAAAAACACCAGTAAATACAAGGTTTATTGTCTAATCGTCAATAAATCCGTCAAAAATTCTAGCCGAAAATTTTAGACACACTATCATGTGCCTTTAATCTCATTTCATCGGTATAGTGAATGTATGTGTTGATGACTGTATCAACAGTATCACCTAATAAGGATGCTACTGTTTTTATATCAACACCATTTGCTAATAGCCTTGTAGCATAGGTATGTCTTAAATCATGGATAGAAGTGTTTGGTAAATATCGTTTTATCATCACTGATACTGCACCAGTACCGCCAGTTGGATTGTTGAATAGATATAATCCACTGGTGGTATTTTTGTATTCAAGCAATATATCAATCAGTATTGGTGGTATAGGTATTTTCCTGTAACTGTTTTTTGTCTTTAGGTTACGGATCATATATGTACTTTCACCGCTATAAGCGAATTGTTTATTCACATCAATAATAGCGTTATCTAAATCTATATCATCCCATGTAAGGCCTAGGATTTCACCATACCGCATACCTGTATAGGCAGCAATGGAACACACGATATAGTATTTGTAATTGTGGCCTTTTAACGATTCTAACAGGTGTGTTACATCATCTTCATTTATAGCGTTGATTTTAGTTGTTTGTATTTTATGTAGTCGCTTAATGTTCTTACATGGATTACTATTAATAATCCTGTATGGCGATACTGCATAAGCGAATACCTTTGTTATAATCGTTATGCACATATTTTTAGTGGCTATGGATTGTTGTAAATCATTAATCACTTTCCGAATTTGGATTTCAGAAATATCTTTTACTTTCATATTGAATAGTGTGTTGAATTTCTGAAATGCATTGTCATATGCTTTAAACGTAGAATATACATTTGATTTGTTTTCATCTGTATATATTCTGTAAAACTCAATAAGTGTTATATCTTTTAGACTATCATCAAGCGGACTGGTGATAGTCTTTTTTAGGTTATCAACAATTTCTTGGCCGTAAAGTTTGGCTTCTCTTTGTGTGGCGAAACCCTGTTTAGATTTCTGTTTCCATTTGTAGCCGTCCTTATAACTAACTATAATCTGATAGCCTTTATCCTTTCTCCGAATTGTTGTATTGAATTGCATAATTCACCTCATATGATGTGAGTGTAAAAGTTAATACCCTCTACATCGTCAAATTGCCTTGCATGAGCCATGCGTTCCAACAAATCAATGTGTGCGTGACTGTACATATCGTCATTTAATATATGACCTATCTCATGTAGTATACCTTTACGTTGTACATCGATAGGTTTATCGCTATTAACTAATATTGTATATGTTCCATCATCATTTAGTTTTAATACCGCAGTTTGTGTTTTCCGTAGCTTTATATATATCAAATTGATGTTCATACTATCATCCCCTTTGTAGGGTTATTGTATATTATTCAACATGGAATTTTTTACACATATTTTTGTTTACACTATCGGTAAATATCTTTAATAAAACTGCATTTGTAATGAATGGTAACGATAAAGAAATGTAACCATTATGTGTAAAAACATATAATGTTATAGCGAAAACAATAGAAACAGAAGATACAATAAGAGCCATTGCTTGCATTTCTTGAATGCATGAAGTAATTATAGGTTCGTAGTTAAGCATGTTATTAACCTCTTTTCTTTAACATTTCTATAGTATTAATTACAAAGTTAATATCATCTTTTGACATATCTTTACTTGCATCGAACAATAAACGTAAATCAGGATTATCTTTAATGGCTTGTGCATATTCTGATACAGAAGGATCATTATAGTACTGTTCATTTTCAGAGTATTTATTTTCAATCAAGTCAGCCTTATTCACTCTAAAATAATTAGCTAGTAATTCTATCTTATCTATACGAGGATAGTTAGTGCCTTTAATCCAACTTGTAAATGTGGTGTAGGAAACACCAATATCTTTTGCAACTTGTATTCTAGTTTTATTGTATAGGTTCATATAGTACTGTAAATTCTTGGAGAATATCTCTCTATTGCCTAAATCACTCATTATATTCACCTCGTTATAATTTTAAAATTTTTGTTGTTATTTATATAATATATTTAAACTGCAAAAAAATCAAATATTTTTTTAGGAATTTACAGAAAAACTGTTGACATTACAGTTAAACTGTAATACAATACAATCAACGAAAGGGAAAGTGAGGTGATAAATTGAACCAACAAATCTTTGTACAAGATGGAATTACATTAAAAGCAGCACGAGTAAATAAAGGTTTGACACAAAAGAAAGCAGCGGAAATGCTAGGTATTAGCGAATACACGTTGATGAATTATGAAAAAGGAAAATCATCCCCAGATGTACATGTGCTAAAAAAGATTGAAAAACTTTATGAGGTTCCGTACCACAAGATTATTTTTTTGTAAAAGAGTTATAGTTTAAATGTAATTTTAAAGAGGTGATTAGATGCTAGTACAAAATCAAGCGGATCTAAAACTAGCCAACAAACGATATGGACAAACATCCACAAGATTTGGATGGGCTGGACATAACGATGAGTACGCACAATACTGGCGGAAACTCATCAAGAAAAAATGGTCGTTAAGAAACAAATCCAGATGGAATAAGAAAGTCATTCTATCTTGGGTAAAACTGGCACGTAAGGCAGATATTCATGCAAGGAATGAAAGGAGATACAAAAATGTTTATCAACAATAAGTTTAAAGAAGCCATTGCTTGCGCTGGTATGAAAATCAGAGAAGATCACTATGACTACATCGAAACAATATTTGATGAAATTACACCTTATGGGTGGGAATGTCATTGTGAAGATGCTCAACGAATGGAATGTGAAAACACATCTGAGGTGTTAAAGCGAAGATTTGGGCGACTTAATAATCATAGAGCGTATGGTTTTTGTTTTAACCCAACATTGTAATGAGGTGATGTATGGAAAGCCTTGTATATACGGCTAACCAAGTAGCGGAATTGTTTCAAATTTCGATTTCCGCAGTATACGACCTAAGAAACAAAGGCAAGTTAAAACAACTCCCAAATATGAGTGGAGTTAGATTTAACAAAAAAGAGGTCGAGGCGCTGGCAGGAGTTGAAAGTGAATACTCGGCTATTGGTTACAGAAAGTTAAAAAATGAGGTGGAAACACTAAGAGAAGAAAACAATCGTTTGAAAAGTGAAATTAAAAAAATCACCAGCCAAATGCTAGTGATTGTAGGAGAAGAGTTATGAAATTTATTTGGTTGTTAAGGGCGGTATCATTCCTAATGATTATAGGAACTGTAGGGTCAATTGAAATTAACAAAATCGACTCTTACACAGCATTTTTACAAATCGCTCTTGGATTTTCGCTTTTAATCTTATCCAATTTCTGGGTAAGAGAAATAAAAAAAGCACGCTAAGCCGACCAAAGCCATAAGCGTGCGAGTAGAGAGTATGTGAAATATCTCTACTTGTATTTTAACACAAGGAGAAATAAATGGAAATTAATTTAACACCAGTTGTTAGTCAAAACGAACAAGTATTCAAATGGAACAAAGACGAAATCAAAACATATTTTGAAGCACAACTAGAAAAGTATAAAGGACTTGTAGTTACGGAAGAAAACTATAAAGACATGGTAAGTGCCAAGAATGAAATTGTTAAGTATCGGACAACACTTGATAAATTCTGTAAAGAGAAAAAAAGAGAACTCAAAAGACCTATTGAACTGTTTGAGGAAGAAGTAAATGAAGTATTGAAAGTTGTTTACGATGCAGAAAAGCCACTCGCAGAACAAATTAAATACTTTGACGAAAAAGAAGTACAAGCAAAAACAGAAACTATCAACAAATTTATTGAAAAGATGGTTGAAAAGTATAACATTCGTGCAGAATATGCAGAACAACTACAACGTGATAAACGCTGGTTAAATAAAACTGCAAAGATGAAAGATATTGAAATCTCTATTGAGGGAATGATGATTGAGATTTCAAAAAGACAACAATCAGATGATGATTATAAACAAATCTTAGCAGAGAAAAAAGGAATGATTGAATTTGTGGTTGATACTTGCAACCAACAATACGAATTAGCAACACCAATTACTTTTGATGAGTGCTGGTGTGCAGTAAAAGATATGCCACTAGATCAAGCTAGAGAATTTATCAATGCAAAATTTGCTGAACGCAATGAAATGGAAGAGGCTGCACGAGCAAGTATCACAAATGAAACAGTTGAAACAATCGAAGTTGTAGAACCAAAAACAGGTTTAACAGTAACTGTTTATGACTTAACGGAAGATGATGTAAAAGATTTGACCGATTTCTTAGAAATGCGTTGTTACAAGTACAAAGAGGTATAGATGGATAGTAGATATAATGCAGTAAAAACTGTACCGCAATCAGCGTTGAAAGTAATTGACTTTGGGAAACTTAAAGGAAAATATGACATTTCCCCTCAATGGCGATGGGAAGTATTAACCGAAACATATGGTATGTGTGGGATTGGTTGGAAGTTTGAAGTTGTTAGTACTCAACAAGTACCAGTCGAAGAAACCAAAGAAACTATGTTGTATGTGTTGGTAAATCTATACATAAAAGATGGTGATGAATGGAGTGAACCAATTCCTGGATATGGTGGCGATTTCTTAATCTACAAAGATAAAAATGGTTTTCATGGCAACGATGAAGCCTTTAAGATGGCCGTTACTGATGCACTAGGTACTGCAGCAAAAATGATTGGTGTAGGTGCTGATGTATATAGAGGATTGCAAGATACAAAAATCAATGCAGCAGCAGAAAAAGAACGGAAAGAAAAAGAATTTGATCCACACAATGCATATGGAATTGTTTTGAAGATGGCAAGTGAACATGGGGTGAGTGCAGAACAAGTAGCACAACAAGCAACTAAAATGTTTGGAATGTGTGTTATCGATAACATTACTAGAGACCAAATGTCTATGCTTTATGACTGGGTAAAAGGTTATGAAGTGGACAACAAATAACATCGAACTGTTGCGTTCGCCACTCGGTGTAATGGTAGTAATACCAGCACCGCATGACAATGATTTATCAAAGATTACTACTGACAAAGAATACACAGTAGAAATCAAACGCAAAACTAAATCAAGAAGTCTAAATGCTAATTCTTACTGTTGGCTTGTAGCACAGAAGATTGCAGTCGAATTAAGCAAAAATAGCTACACAACAAAAGAGGATGTGTACAAAAAGGCTATTAAGGATTGTGGACACTTTACATATGTTCCAGTCCGAGAAGATGCGGTTGAACGCTATATAACGATATGGCAAGCACACGGAATAGGGTGGATAGCCGAAGATGCAGGCGAATGCAAAAGCCTACAAGGTTATCACAATATTATGTGCTACCACGGTTCGTCAGTATATACAGTTGCAGAAATGCAAAGACTGATTGATTGCCTAGTCGATGAATGCCATCAACTAGGAATACAACTTGAAGATAGCGATTACATACAATCGCTAGTTAAGGAGTGGGGGAATGAACAAGAAGAAAAAACTTGATGATAAACTTTATAAAATCACGAGGCCTAAAGCCATAGAACGAGATAGTATAGACGGCTATCCATGTTGCGTAATATGTGGCGCACCTGCAACGGAAGTGCATCACATATTGCCTAGGGGTAGAGGTGGAACAAGCGAATTAACCAATCTAGCATGCTTGTGCAGATATTGCCATAACAATTTAGCACATGGGGTATTTGCCAAAGAAACAAAAAGAAAACTAGAAGCGATCATTGAAGAAAGGACAGAACGATATGAAGAAAATTGATGTAGTCGAACTATATATAACAAAACGAATTGAATTGTTAGAACGTGAAAATGGTGAATATAAAATTCATAAAAAAGAAATCAGTGAATTAAAAGACGTGCTAGATGTAATCAATAAAACAAGAACTGTTAAATGTGCTAAAACATTAACAAAAATCAATGGCTTTGATGTAGATAAACTCATCAAACAAACTACTAGCTATCTATAAGAGGTAGCCTATGAGCGATAACAAAAAGTATTACTATCTACGGCTGAAAGATAATTTCTTTGACAGTGATGAGTTGAAGATATTAGAAAGCATGAAAGACGGATATTTGTACAGTAATATTCTTTTGAAACTCTATCTACGAAGTCTAAAGAATGACGGAAAGCTGGTAGTAAATGAACGTATTCCGTATAACTCAGAAATGCTGGCAAGTGTAACAGGTCATCAAGTAGGCACAATCAAGCAAGCATTATCTATGTTTAAAGAACTTGGACTTATAGAAGTATTAGAAAATGGTGCTATCTATATGTTGGATATTCAAAACTTCATAGGCAAAGGCAGTACGGAAGCTGATAGACAAAGGCTTTATGACAGAAGAATATCTGAGGAACGTAAACAAAATAAACTAACTCAATCAAGAAATCTTGAAGAAAACTGTAAGAAATCTACACCAGAGATAGAGATAGAGTTAGAGAAAGATATAGAGATAGAGAAAGAGATACATAGTAGTGCAAAAAGCACTACAACAAAACGCAAGCGTTTTGAAAAACCTACTCTATCTCAAATTACACAGTATTGTTTTGAACGCAATAATAATGTAAACGCTGAACAATTCTATGACTACTACGAAAGCAACGGCTGGAAAGTAGGAAAGAACTCTATGAAAGATTGGAAAGCAGCGGTTAGGACTTGGGAGAAGAATAACTACAACAAACCTGCAAAGAGCAACAAGCAAAACGCAATAGATGTTGTTAATAAATTGATGCGTGAATATGGTGGTGAAGATGAACAATCAACAACAGATAGTGAAAGCACTATCGATGTTACAGCTAGCGTACAGTACTGATATGTCAGTTGAACGTATGAAATTGTATGTAACGATGCTTGGCAATATTAATCCTGTAACGCTGGAACAAGCGGTAGCTAACTTGATTAATAAATGTAAGTTTTTGCCAACGATTGCAGAGATACGTGAAGAATGTACAGCATTAAGTGCATATGTGAATATGCATGATGAAGTGGAAACCGCACAAACTGCATGGGAGAAAGTAATCAAAGTAGCAGGCACTTATGGTTATGACAATGGAAAGGAGCATTTAGAGGGTATTACCTTACAAGCTGCAAGAACTATTTGGTCATCGTTCGACCCTAGAATGGGCCATGAGTATAACGAGGCAAGTTGCAGGGCACAGTTTATTAAATGCTATGAGCAATTAATAGATCGTGAGAAACACCGCCAACGTATGGCAAATTCAATAAAGGATAATCACTTATTATTGAAAGCACGAGAAAAGGCGGAACATGAAAAAGCCTTGATAAGTGCAGGTCAAAAGCAAATCGAAATGACTGCTACAGGTAACTTGGTAGAAGTAGCAAAAGAAACAAAGCCTGTTAACTTAAATGAAATACTAGACAATGCTGATATTTCCGAAAAAGGTAAAGCGTTACTACGGCAAGCAATAGGGGGATAGATGAAAGAACAAATAAAAGAGTTTGAAACAAGCGTGAACGTATCGTTCAATGTAAGTTTTACAGTACTGGCTACGAATGAGGCACAGGCAAGAACAAAGATTGAAAACTTACTTGAAATCATGCGTGATGAGGCAACAGTCGATTGCCACATTCACCCTAGCTACGATGTGTTTATTGATGATGTAGAGGCTGAACTAAACCAGCTTAGTTATTGGTGAGAGGAATAAATGTTAAGAAAAAAACACAAAATGGCAATCCTAATTGAAATACCACTCAATGTGGAAACTGAGCAGGAAGCAACAGAGCAAATGTCAATGTTAATGAAAGCGAACGCAAAAGAGTTTGAGTGTATGCATGACATGATAAGAACGTACAAAGGCAAAATTAATATTGAAAGGAAGTTAATTTAATGAATAGTGTACAAATTCTAGGAAATTTAGCACGTGATCCAGAATTACGTTTTACGAAAACAGGAAGAGCAGTAGCGACTTTCACAGTAGCTGCTACGAATACTTATATTGACTCTACAACCAACGAAACAAAAGAACAAACGGCTTTCATCAATTGCGTAGCATGGGGAAAAAATGGGGAAGCTGTTGGCAATTGCAAGAAAGGGGAAAGGCTACTTGTAAATGGACGCATTCAAACTCGGTCTTACGATACGCAAGATGGGCAGAAACGATATGTTACGGAAGTAGTAGCCGATTTTGTTGGTAGAAAGCTGGATGGTGAATTTGATAGTGGTAGTAACTTTGATAGTTTTGAAAACAATGGTACTAATGAAAATATTCCGTTTTAGGTGATTAAATGGCTTATAAACATAAAGATTGTGTTAATAACTGGATAGTTAGTAAAAAGAAATATCCACGATATGTGCAACTGATGAAGTCATTACAATTATTGTTTGGACTGTTTCAAGAGGCAAAACATGTAGACTTTATAAATGTTGTGTATGGAGAAAATGCAGATTGTTATGAGGTTGCATTTCATAGGATAAAAGCATATTACAAACAATATCCAAAGTTAAAAAAACGAAAGATGCCAAGGATAAATGGTGATTGCGATATGTATGATATACCACCAAGCCAGTTATAAAGGAGTGAGTAACAATGCTAGTAAAAGATGAAACAAAATATTGTTGGTGTGAGGATGAAGTAGCTGGCGAACCGCAAAATAGCGTTAAAGAGGCTATTGAAGATTATGTCAATAATGAATATAACTACGGTGATTTTGATGCTTTAAGCCGAGAAGAATTATTGCAAACAACAATAGAAATCGGTCATCCATATCGATATGTACCAGAGATAGACGGCGAACGAGTAATTTGGAATGTGTGTGATTACGATTTAGATGATGAAATCGAAGAATGGTCAGACGATTACATGAAAGATGTTAAAAACGAACACATGGACGAACTGAGTGAAGAACTAACAAAAGTGTTCCAAGCATGGGAAAAACGTCATGGGTACGAACTCAAATCTTGGGTTGTACAAGAAACAAAACCATATCGTATTGGTGATTACATCGACAAATAGGAAGATTGATTATGAAAGTACCATGTAATGGGTGAGTATATAGAAGATGCACATATGGGGATTATTTGATGATGGCAACGGCTGCTATCGTCAAGCGACAGATGAATATAACATGAATATGGGGGGGCAGCACACAATAACATCAATAGGAATTGGTGATGCGTGTATCAATCAAGACTTAGCAATCAACACGTTGTACAATCCCAAAGCACTATGGGAAACACTAGATGGACTAGATAGACCTGATGTTATTCTAGCTAGTCCGCCTTGCGAAAGCTGGAGCGTGGCAAGTGCAATGAAAGGTGGAAACGCTTGCTGGAAACAAGAAAAGGATATGACTATCAATCTATTTGGTGAGTACGAGCAAGGAAGTAAATTCACAATCAGAAATCACATTGATTATGAAAATTATCAATTCAAATATGATAAGTCATTTCTAACACGTATCAATGGTGAGATGTGCATCTATAATACATTGAAAATCATTGAGCGTTATCAACCTAAAGTGTTTGTAATTGAAAACCCAGCATATGGGCGGATATGGGAATACATCAAAAATGTAATAGGGTTCGATGTTCCATATGAGAATTTAACCTATTACAACAATTATGATTACCCAATTAAGAAACCAACAAAGTTTGGTAGCAATATCGATTTGAAGTTATTAAAAGATAACATTAGAAACACTATTGAGTTTGAAAGAATGAATATCAAAGGTGTTAAACGATACAATGCTAGATCACATATTCCGTTGATGTTAGTACAGGATATTTTGAAACGATGTGAGCAATACGTAGAGAGGTGATATATATTGCCAGTAGAAAAGAAGAAAAAGAAAGTAAATAGTAAACGAAAAGGTGCAGATGGTGAACGTGAATTTGCCAATCTATGCAAGGAACATGGATTTGATGTTCGTAGAACGCAACAGTATTGTGGAAATACAGGTGATGCCAGCGATTGTGTTGGACTACCTAATATCCATATCGAAGTAAAACGTGTGCAAGCATTAAACATAGACAAAGCAATGGCACAAGCAATTCACGATAGCGAACATAAAAACGTGATGCCAATCGTGGCACATAGAAAGAATAATGCTAAATGGTTAATCACCATGAGGGCGGATGATTGGTTTGAAATGTATAAAGAAAGCGGATTGAGTAATGGCAGTTAATACATCAACATATGGTATCCCGCACAATTGCAAGAATTGGCTAGCGTTAGCATCGGTGGTGTGGGGCGAACTGGATATAAGCGAGGCCATACATATTGTTACTGACAAAGGCAGGGGATTGCCTACAAAAAGAAGCATACAAGATGAATTTGCATTGACTGATAAAGTAATTGCGTTATGCAAAAAAGGATTAACGAATAAACAAATCATGGCTGAGTTGAATATATCGAGCAATCGAGTTGTTAGAGCGAAGAACTGGGGAGAATGGAATAATGTTAGTGAAATTAATAAATGAATACGCACAACTACCGACAAGAGGTAGTAAGGATGCAGCAGGATTAGATTTATATTGCCCTTTTCATATTAAAGTACCTGCTGACAGTCAAAAGAAAATACCATTAGGGATAGCAGTAGAAATACCTAAAGGACATATGGGGCTATTAGTACCAAGAAGCAGCATGAGCAAAACACCACTACGATGTGCAAATAGCGTAGGGATTATCGATGCAGATTATAGAGGAGAATTAAGCATCGCATATGAAAACATATCTTGTAGCGATTACACAATATTTAGAGGTGATCGCATCGCACAATTAATCATCATACCAATCGCTATTGTAGATGTAGAAGAAGCACAAACACTCAGCGAAACAGAACGTGGCGATGGTGGATATGGCAGTACTGGCAAATAAAAAAACAGTAAATAGACAGAAAAAGACAGTAAATAGACAGTAGAAAGACAGTAAAAGGAGAAAACAAATATGAACAAATTAGTATTAGCAACAATGATTATGGGTGTAATTGGTGGCAATGTGTTTGCAAATGGTGTAGTTACAGGCCCTGTAGAGCCTAACACACAAGCACCAGTAGTAAGCGGTTATAATTCTGTAGCCGTAGGGGCAAATACAGTGGTTACAGGCACTAATACAATTGCAATTGGCCGTGATAATAAAGTAACAGGAAATGATAGTGTTGTAATCGGTGGTGGTAACGGAACAATTGAAGCCGACCAAGCAAGCGTAATTGGATACAACAATTACGTAGGCAACAATAAAGAACAAACTGTATTAGGTGCTAATAATACAGTGGATAACCAAGGTGCAATCGCGGTAGGAACGCACAGTGTAGTGCGTGGTATTGATGCAGTAGTCATCGGTAACAATGCATCAGCACCTGTTCAAAATTCCGTAGCGATTGGCACAAACAGTCAAACGGATAACCCTGTAGGTGTTAGACAAGTTGTATTGAATGGTGTAACTCACGTGTTCGCAGGTGAAAGTCCTAATAGCGTAGTATCCTTTGGTAGTAAGAAAAGCGATACATATAGCGGAATTAGCAATTACAACCGACAACTGCACAATGTAAGTGCAGGCCGTGTAGACCCTAGCAGTTTAGATGCAGTTAATGGAAGCCAACTGTTCGCAGCATATGACGAAATTGAAACAAATGGCACACACATTGCCAAACTTCAAAAAGATGTGAACTGTTTAGACAAACGAGTTACACGAAATACTACGAATATCTCTAATTTGACCTCTAAGGTGGATAATGGATTTACAACGATTAATAACACTCTAACCGCTACAAACGAGCGTGTAGGGCAAAATAGCCAAGCCATTTTGAACAATACGGATAGAATTAATAACAACGAAACACGCATTACGGATTTAGAGCGTAATACAGTAGGTCAAATCTCAAACGTGATGCATGAAGTAGCAAAAGCTGGTGCATCTAATGCTGCACTAAGTGCGTTGCATTATTTAGGCTACAATTCTGATGATAAATTAACATTTGCAGTTGGTTACGGACATTATAAAAATGCAAATGATGTAGCACTCGGTATGTTCTATGCACCAACGGAACACGTTATGTTTAGCTTAGGTGCTACATTGGCCAACAAAATGATTAATGCAGGTGTATCCTTTAGACTTGGTAAGGGTTCTGAATATGAAACCAACCATAAAGGCAAAATCAAACAACTTGAAGATTTGGTAAATCAATTAGTAGCGGAAGTTGAAGAATTGAAAGCTGGTAAATAATGTGTACACCAATAGGAAGATATAAAGGCGATGCAGAAAAATTACAAACGAAAAAAGCAACTAAATTTGCACAAGAATTATTCTTTAATGCGATTATGGGTGTATCGCTAGTAGCTTTAATATTTGGGTTTGTGATTTTGATTAAAGTATTGGTTGGATAAGATATAGGCGGTGAAATATCCGCCTTATCATAAGAGGTTGATATGTTAGGTTATAGCGGATACGTTGTACACTTTGATTATTTTATAGATGTACACGAAACAAAAGAAAGTGCTATGGAATTTCTAAAACAGTTAGCTTATGAAAGCGGTGAAAGCCAATTTGTAGTCGGTGTGGCTGTTAAAAAAGATGATGGTATAGTATTAGAATTTCCTGATTTATACCAATATGACGAAGTAAGAAAAGAATGGTATAAATTATGGTGATAAAAAGCATAATGAGGTATAAGAATTATGAACGATAAACAATTTACAGATGAACTATTTAGACGCATGTATGATCTAGGGTATCGAAAAGCGGAAATTGAAGATGATACACTATTTTTCTTTGTCGGCGAAAGAGATTATCTATGCCCGTTTTCGCCACGTGTTCCAGTGAAATCTACATGCTTCGAAGATAAAGACCAACTAATCGATATTGGCGAGTATCTAGGCCTTGTTGATTGGTCGAAAGTAGAAGTTGATACACCGATTTTTGTAAGAAATAGTATTGAAGAAGTATGGAAGTGTAGATATTTTGCAATGTATGAAAATGGAGAAGTATATGCGTGGCAACTTGGAAGAACATCTTGGAGTAATGTAATAAAAAATTCTCCGATTGCATGGAAATATGCAAAACTAGCAGAGGTATAAACATATGATATGGTTTATGTTCTTTTGCTTGGTAGTTGCTATGGGTAATGTAAACAATGGTTATGCAAATGCAATTATATTTGTAGCATGGAGCGTGTTGGTTTATATGTTAGTCATTAATGGTACATTTAAGGATTGAGGTGATTTGTATTTGAATGAACCAACAAAAAGTGAAAAAAGATTAATTAGTAGTGCTAGAAAATACCTTGAGCCTGTAAAGACAGTTGATGAACAAATAAAGTCGATTGCAAAAGAAATAGAGCAACTACGATGCAATATTACATCAATTAGCGCTATCGATTACTCAAAAGATAGAGTGAGCGGTGGCGGTGTTCCATGTGGGTTAGAAAACAGCGTAGCAAGGTTTATTGATACAGAAAAAGAACAACGCAGACGGATTGATGAATTGAGCGAGTACAAGTGCGATGTAATCAACACGATCAATAGTCTAAGTGA